TGGGAAGTGACGTCCTACCTGTTTATACTCAGTCTGATTGGAGTTACTTCTGGCGCAAGCCTGATGTACGAAAATATTGCGAGACCAACTTCGCTAACGTCGGCGCAAAAGCTCGTGAACTTGATGTCAGGTTGTCTATGCATCCTGGTCAGTTTACTGTACTTGCGTCAGATAATCCTGATATCGTAGATAGGAGCGTAGAAGAATTTGAATATCACACCGATGTCATCAGGTGGATGGGATACGGGCGTACCTTCCAAGACTTTAAATGCAACGTCCATATATCCGGTAGGCAAGGTCCAGCCGGTATCAAACACGCAGTTGACAAAAGACTTTCTCCAGAAGCGAGAAACACGATTACGATCGAGAACGACGAGAACAAGTGGGGACTTGAACACAGCCTCGAACTTGTTGACACCTGCGCACTCGTTCTTGACATACACCATCACTGGTGCCGCGAAGGTGAATACATACAGCCAACCGACGATAGATTTGCTCGCGTAATAGATTCGTGGAGGGGCGTCCGACCAGTTATCCACTATTCGTATAGCAGAGACGAAGCACTGCCAGAAGGATTTGATCACAATACATTTCCTGATATGCCAGCACTGTTAGAGGCAGGACACAAGAAAGCAAAGTTACGAGCACATAGCGATTACTATCCTAACCCTGTAGTAAATGAGTATGCACTAAGTTTCTTAGAATACGCAGATATTATGTGTGAAAGTAAAATGAAGAACTTAGCAAGTATCAAACTATACGAGTCTACTCTTTCAACTGTGAACGTTTTGTCGACTTCTTCGGAGCCTTTACTGGCTTCTTAGTAGTTGATGTTTTCTTTTTAGCAGTTTTCTGTGCTTTACTTTTAGGTTTTTCAGCAGTTTTCTGCGTATTAGTACCAAAAAGTTTCTTTAACCAATTAAACATAATTTTTCCTCCTAGGTAATATTTACTAAATATTTCCGTAATACATATAAAATTGGAGACTATTATGTTAAACAAGTTTAAAAATTGGGTTTCAGATAGATTTACAGAACGTACATCTTGGGATGGCGCAATGTTAATCTTATTAGGTGTACTAGTATTAATTGCTAAACCTATTGCTGGTTTATTAGCCTATGCCGCAATCGCATATGGTGCTTGGACTATCTGGAAACAGGACTAATATTGAAAACGATCCGGCTTAAAAATCAATCTCTATTGATTGATCGGTGGAGCAGGAATGGCATACGAGAAACTTATCACGAATGGGTTTTTCGAAAAAATATTCCATCTCCACCGAAGTCGGTTTCTTTTGACAATATAAAAGTAGAGCGAAGAGGTAAACCAAATTGAATATTGAACAAAAGGTCCAAAACATTAAACAACGTATTGAAATGATCACTGAAATGATTAAGATCGGTGAAGAAGAAATCAAAACGATTAAAATAAAAGATAGTTATATGGCTCAAAAATACAAAGAACTAAACGATGCCTATACAGAGATGAGGAAATATGATACAAATCACAAGCCTAGCTAAAGATAAGATAGAAAAATACATGGAAAAAAGAGGAGGCGCTGAAGGAATTCGAATAGGCGTTAAAACTACAGGCTGTAACGGTCTTTCTTATGTATTGGAATATGTTGATAATCCAGAAGACATTGACAGTATGTCTGAACATAATGGTATTAAAATTTTTGTTAATCCAAAAGACCTAGTGTATCTCGATAACATTACCGTCGATTACAAAAGTGAAAAGTTTCATGAAGGTTTCGACTTCGTTAATCCTAAAGAATCAGGACGTTGTGGTTGCGGTGAGAGCTTCCATGTCTAGTATTTGCTTACAGGCAAACTACTACTAGCCGGCATATCCCATATCTTCTTACGTTCAACACCTTTTCGTTGGGCAAATCTTTTGCTATCGCAGTTCTTACATACGTGAAAGTAGTTGTTACTCAGGCGTCTGTGATCCATTTTACTCCGATCTCTTTCAAACTCATTATCACAATTATCACAGCGTAGCACAACTACAGTAGCATTTCTGTAATAGGTGTGTGTATGACCCGTTTTACTGCGTCTTTCGTATGGTTTTCTTAGATTGTATTCTCGTATGAACATATAGTATTTACATTCGGCTTACAAAACATTTAGATAAATATTACTAGAAGAAGCAAGATTATCCTTATTTTGGAGTTTTATACATGGCAAGAAAAGAAATTAATATCGGTATTGAAGGAAATGACGGTACCGGCGATAGTATCCGCGACTCGTTTAGTAAAGTAAACGAGAACTTTGGAGAGTTATATGCGGTATTAGGACTAGGTGGAGCACTTAGTTTCATCGGTTTAGATGACGTAGAAACCAATAGTTATCGTACAGAAGATAATAATAAGATCCTTTCAGTTGATTCAGACAACGAAAAGATTAAATTCACTAAATTAGAAAGTAACGAGACTATCGTTATTGACCAAAGTACACCTGGTATAATTAGATTTAGTTCACTTGCTTCTGCGCTTATTAATGATCCTGATCCAACACTTGCCGCGGATATGGATTCTAATCAAAAGCGTATTACAAATGTAGCAGACGCACAATTAGATACTGATGCTTCGACTAAAGGATATGTAGATACTAAGATTGCACTTGCTGGTGTAGATGCTATTGACGAAAACGGCCTAGTTGAACCTGATTGGGGTACAATGACTGGTCCATTGATTCTTTCACGTAACCCTATTGACTCAGACGATGTTAACTATGGGGGTTTAGTTGCTTCTACTAAAGCATACGTTGATAGTAAAACCTTTGTTTCAGCAAATAACTTATATGTTGCTACAAATGGTAGCGACACGAGAACAGATATTCCTGTAAGTCAACAAGGACGTTCACCATCAACAGCATTTTCTAGTATTAAGAAGGCGGCCGAAATAGCAGAAACGCTAGTTAAGGCGGCTCCGGTTGAACTAGGGCCATATCAGAAAACACTTACATACAATAACGGTACACAAGATTGTACACTTACTAGTTTAATTCAATCACCATTGTCAGGTAACGGTGCTACAGGTACTGTCGAAATGCAACTTGACGAAACACAATCAATTGCTATTACTAATGGTGGTACTGATTACGAAATTGGTACTGAATTAACACTTACTGGTGGTATTGTTGTTGTTCCTGCTGTATTAAGAGTTGTTGCTAAAGACTTTGCTGGATCAATTACACAGGTTGCTATTGTTTCTCCTGGTATTTTCAGTACATTACCAACAGATATTACTGACGTTGGACACGTTTCAGCAGTTAGTGGTAGTGGTACTGCCAAGTTTAATGTTAAGTTTAGTGTTAACAGAGTGCTTGTTACTGCTTCTGGTAGTAACTATGGTAGTGCTTCTGTTATTTTCACAGGTGGAAGTCCAGCAACATCAGCCGAAGCAAACACTGTTGAGATTGCTGGCGAGATAAAAGAGATTGGTATACTAAGAAATGGTGTTGGTTACACCGGTATTCCAACTGTACAAATTTTCCTACCAAGGATGTTGTTAGAAACAGAAAACTTAGGTACTGATTTTACAGATGATCTAAGAGAAGGACAATTATTACGCGGTGTTACTAGTGATGCTGTTGCTAAGATTATTTCGCACTCGGCAGAACGTGATGCTAGTGGTAGAGAAATTTTTGAAATTGAACTATTACAGGGTGCTTTTCAAATAGCCGAAGTAATTCAATACGGTGACCCTGCTCAAAATGTACAAATTACAATTCAAGTAGAAACAGGAATCTACTATGAACATTTTCCAATTAGATTGTCGCCAAACGTATCATTAAGAGGTGATGAATTTAGACGTACTATTATACGTCCAAAACAAGGCGTTTCAGAATCACCGTGGGCTAGAGTATTCTTTAGAAGAGATACAGTAATTGACGGACTAAATGTAACACCATATGAATTTGGTTATCAATACCTAACTGATCCTTTGGACTTTTCAAGTCAACCTAAGAACAACGACCAAATGGATGTGTTCTTGTGTGCTGACGCAACTATTGTAAGAAACGTTAGTGTTCAAAATCACGGCGGATTTATGATGGTACTTGATCCAAACAATCAAATTAATTCTAAATCACCATATTGTCAAACAGGTTCAAGTTTTGCTAAAAGTATTAACGCTAAGAACTTTGCTGGTGGACAATTTGTTGACGGATTTATGGGTAACTTAGATGGTATCTTACTATATAGATCAGACGAAACTGGTGCTCTTACTAGAAATCCAGAAGGCGGCGATGCTAAAAAGATTGTTATAGGTGGATTACAGCGTGAACCACAACTTCCAACTTCTTTTAATATTGGCGAAGATATTTTTAGAATTACACTAACAAACAGAATTGAAAGTGCGTTCTTTGATGCTAAAGTATTGATTGATCAAAACAAAACATTCATTCAAGAAGAAACAATCCAATGGCTTGCTACGCAAAATTTAGGATTTGTATTTGATGAGACTAAATGTAGAAGAGATGTTGGCTTAATTGTTGATGCTGTTGTTAATGATGTACTGTATGGCGGGTATGAAGAATCAACAAGGGCTGGTAGACTTTACTTCTCAGGTGGAATTACTGTTGTTTCTGGACAAGAAATTGCAACATCAGCCGCTATAACTAAAGCAAGAGATATTGCTGTAACTTGTGTTAGACAAAACACATTTGCCGCACTAGGAACAGTAGCACAAACTAAAATTGCTTCTATCACAAATGCCGAACAAGGCGGAGCAGAACAAGAAATATTAAATGCTTTTGATATCGTATCAAACATTATCCGCTACGGCGAGAAAATGTATATTGCTAAAAAACTTTTACAAGAAAACAAAGAATTTATTCAAGCAGATACAATTGGTTTCCTTGCTGTAAACTATCCTAACTTGAATTACAACGTAGCAACATGTTTTAGAGATTCAGGCTACATTGTTGATGCTATTAGTATTGACTTATTTGGTAATGCTCCCAACGCAGGAGTGAGTGATCTTAATCAAGGTAACTTTAATAATTCAATTAGAGCAGGTTATAGTTATTATAGAGCAGGTAAAAAACTTATTCCATCAGAGGGTGATCCACAAACTGTTAATCAGTTACCGGCAACACTTGATGCAGTAGGACATATCGCAACAAGAATTAATGAAATTGTAAACAACACTTCTCCTGCTAGTGTGTTTATTGGAAAAACTTTTGATCCGGCTACTACACTTGATGCTGTATCAAACGAATTTACAGTTACTGACCACGGATTTAATACTGGGTCACGTGTTACTTACACTAACGGTGGAGGTACATCACTAGGTACTGCTGATGGCGGAACACTTGTTAATAGTGGAATTTATTTTACATATAAAGTAGACGACAATAGATTTAAACTTTATTCTTCAATTGAACTAGTTAGAGCACAAGAAAGAGATCCAGGTAGCGAGTTTGAAATTGACTTTTCTAACGTTGGTACTGGTTCAACACACAGCATTAATTGGAATGTAACACAAGACGTAACACTTACAGCGCAAGATTTAACAGACACAGGAATCACTGACGCAATTTCAACATCTATCAGCTACATGAAAACATTGATAGCAGGCGATAGTGCTCAAGCAGGCCAAACGTATGCAGCATTTGGTGACTCAACTGGAGTTCCAGTAGTTTATCCACTGTATGAATGTGTGTTAGATAACGAATATAATTTAATGACAGCAGGTAAAATTACACTTGCTACACCTGGTAACAAGTCAATGCTTGGCAACGACTTTACGCAGGTTAACGATATGGGTTATGGTGTGTTTGCTACTAACAATGGCTTGGTAGAATCAGTATCAATGTTTACATATTATTGTTATACTGCTTATCTTGCTAACAATGGTGCGCAGATTAGATCACTTAACGGCTCTTCAGCACACGGATTTTATGGTATTAGAGCAAATGGTGCTGATCCAAACGAAGTACCAGATAGAGTAGGACTTAAATTTCCACTTGTACAAACTGCTTCAATATACGAAGACAGACCATTAGACGTAGTTAACGATAAAGCTATTGCTAAGATGTATGTTCAAAATTTATCTTATCCTCCATTCCCAGGATGTTTTGTTGAAATCGATCACTCGAACGATCCGCAAAGAGTTGGGGCAAACAGTACTGTAGGCTTTAGATCTTACAAAATTACAACAGTTAGTACAAACGGATTACCAGCAGGCGTATTCGAACTATCAATTAACACAGATACTAGTGCTGGCGGGCTGGCCGCAGACGTTCCAATTAATAAGAAAGTTATCGTTAGAGCATTTGAAGAATTTACAATTACTGACAAGATTCAGGTTGTTAGTACTAGACCTTCAACTGCTTTGGTGTTTGATGAAAGTACAGGAATTGACAATGCTGTTATTAGAGTACTTTCATTCAACGGCTTCAGTGGTTTAGATGCCACAGACGGCGATCAGGTTATTACAACCAAAGATGGATTTCCTTATGTTAACCTAAACCTTAGAAAGGCAGACGGAAACTTTACACCTCCGACATTTGCTAACGGCATTGGCGACGATGCTATAACTGTCCAGTCAGTTGCTCCATCGCAATCAGCACGTTTAACAAAACAAACTTCAGGATATGTTATCTACGATGGTAGTAGTGTAGCAACTGGTGGTATGATATTTGGTTATCAAGACAGTCTTTACGAAGTAATTGATTACGAAGATGTTGATATTTTAGATGGTGGTGGTAACAAAATTGGTAGTTATGGATTACTTGCTTTTAGAAACGTAACAGACGCAAACGAATCCCTAGTAAACCGTAGTTACACAATTACTGGTGCTACTGCGGCGTCTACTGTAACAGTAACAGTTTCAGGAACACTAGATTTACGTCCAGGCAGACAAATTAGAATTGCGGGAGCCGACAATGCCGCATTCAACGGACTACACTATGCTGGTAATGTTACTACAAATACATTTGATCTATATAGTGATGAGGATCTAACAACTCTTGTTGACGGTAGCGGATTTGGAGCGGCGGCAACTTCAGGTACTGTCGAATTATTCGGTGGTGCTACAGCTGACTTTAGTGCTTCATTAGAAAATTTACAGTTAAAAGCAGGTATAAGAGCTGGCGCACAAGGACAGGTAACTGTTAACATCTCAACTATGAGAGCAACAGGACATGACTTCTTAGATATCGGTACAGGCTCATACGCTGACACTAACTATCCATCAAACATTTTTGGACCACCTAACAACAATCCGTTACAGTCTAATGAAGCTGTTGAACAAGGCACTGGACGTGTGTTCTGGGTGTCATCAGATCAATCAGGTAATTTTAGAGTAGGTGAATTTTTTAGTGTCGATCAAGGAACTGGTAAAGTTACACTTGATGCTAAGATTGACTTACAAGGTATTACAAGTTTAAGACTTGCAGCAGGTGAAACAGTTAGTGAATTTACAGGTGATGTAACACTTGGCGGAGCAGGTGAAGCAAGTAACCAAGCACTTCCAACAGAAGCGGCTGTAAGAAGTTATATTGACAGACGTTTAGGACTAACACATGAAGGTGGAATACAAACTGTACTGATTGGTCCAGGTTATCTTCCACGTGATGGTTCACGTCAGATGACGGGTCCAATTGATATGAGCAACAACTATGTTAGAGGTCTTCCAGATCCTGACGTAGGAATTGAAGGTGAAGGAGATGCTATTAGAAAAGCATACATGAAGATTGGTAACCTACAAGATGCTCCAGATGGTTGGATGTTTGAAGCAAATCCAGCAGATGCTAACAACAATAGACAACCGGATTACAGTTATGTTGAAAGTGCTGATATTTTAGCGTTCACAACTAACGGATCAACAGAGTTTACCAACGCTACAATGGTTGGAGCATTAACTCTTACATTCCAACAGAATGCCGCTGGCGTGGCAGATGCTATTTCGCCAACAGTGACTAACTTCCCTGATCCACAGATTGTTGCTACAATTAATGATAACGTTATTGTTAACGCAGATGTTAATTATGATGCCGGAATTGAACAGCATAAACTATCTTTGAATACTGCTAGAGTTACAGAGCTTGATGGTATTAACGTTACTAGCTATACCTATGTAGCAGAAAGCACACCAGGTGCTGGCGATGACTACACTGTTATTATTACTGGTGAAGATCATAACTTAACAGAAGGCGATGCTGTTGTTATCACTGGTGAAACTGGTGTTACAGCAATCAACGGTGATTGGAAAGCAACAAATGTTACAGCGGCCAATAACCTGTTACATATTCCAGCAGATACTTCCGGTGGCGGTGTTTTAAGCGGCGGTAAACTTAGGAAGTATGGTTTAATTAGTGGTGCTCATTCATTAGAGTTTACCTTAGTAAACGGATTTTTAGAACTTAAAGATGCTACAAACGCAACAAGAACTGGTGCTTACTACGATGGTATTGCTCTTGAAAAACTAAGACACATCAAGATGACCGATATTCACGTAACTGACTCAACTTTGGCAGTTGGAGCAAATACAAAAGTTCTTGCTAGAAGATCAAGCCCAGGTGGTATTGGTCAATCAATTGACGGACCTCCGGTTGCTATTGATGCTAAAACTATTGTTGAAGACGGTCAAGGGTGTAGACGTCCAGACTTCGGCGACATTGGCGTAATGGTAAGACAGGGTGTAGGTAATACTGCCACAGACTTTGCTACTATTGAATTTACAAGTTCAAATACAGTTGATACAATCGTAAGAAGAAGTGGTACAGGTAGTGCTGACTTTGCTGGAACATCAAACTTTGAAAATATAACAGCAGATGGTAAAATTACTATTGATGTAACAGACGGTACTGATGATCCAGTCCTCGCAGAAGGTTTATGGTTAACATACCAAGGTTCGACAACATCTACTACTCCTGTTGTAACCAAGCACGAAGTTAGTGGTAACCTTGCTAACGACTTTTACACAATGTTTAGAAACGGTGGTGGTAATCCTGCTATTAAAGCACAATTTGGGGCGGCTGCCGCAGACAACTTTACACAATACCTAGCAACAATACACAAGTTTAGCGGCTCAGGTGGCGGCGCAGGTACAATCGAATTAGGTTCACAAGGTATTTTAACTGCCCTATCAGGTAGTACTAGCGCAGTTGGTCGAATAGAAGGCCAATGGGAATTAACTGCTGGAAGTAGAATGATGGCTACATGGGCTGACTTAGCAGAATACTATGAAGGTGATACTAGTTACGAAGCAGGAACTGTTGTACAGTTTGGCGGTGACAAAGAAGTTACAGAATCAGGAGAACTTGGAACACACAAAGTTGCTGGAGTTGTAAGTACTGAAGCCGCTTATGTTATGAATATTGATTGTCCTGGAGAGAAAGTACTGGTTGCGTTACAAGGCAGAGTACCTTGTAAGGTTATAGGTAAAATTGAAAAAGGCGATTTAATTATTGCTAGTGGTATCCCGGGTGTTGCTACAAGCGCAGGCAGTGACGCTAAACCAGGAACTATAATTGGTAAGGCTATTGAAATTTATGATAGTGATCGAATAGGTACAATTGAAGTAGCGGTGGGGAGACTATAATGGCATTAACAACACTTTACAATTCAACCAATCACCCACTTACTTGGGATAAGATAAACGAAACATTAAAAACAGTTGACGACAACTTTACATTTGTTAATTCACAGGCTACTACTGGTATACTGACAAACTTATCACAAGATATTACACCCAACACAGTTGGAACATTTGACTTAGGTACTCCAACACAACGTTGGGATAACGTATATGCTAATGCTATTAGTGTTGGTTCTCTCACAGCAGATGTAACTGGCGACTTAACAGGTAGTGTTTTTGCTGATGATTCAACAATAATCATTGATGCTACTGATGGAACACTATCAGGAAACTTAACAGGTAATGTTGTAGGTGATATTACTGGTAGTGTAACAAATCCAAATTCAGCAACAGTGGTTGTAAATAATTCAGGTGCTGTTACAGCGTTTACAGGAAATTTAACAGGCGATGTTGTAGGTAACTTAACTGGTAATGCTGATACAGTTACTAACGGTGTATATGTAAGCGGTGATCAAACTATAGCAGGTGTAAAAACTTTTTCAAACACCATTGTAGGTAGTACACAAGGAACACACACAGGCGGAGTTGTTGGTAATGTTACTGGTAATGTTACTGGTAATGTTGACGGTGATGTTAACGGTAGTGTATATTCAGACGACAGTTCAGGTGTACTAGTTGACGGTCTTCATGGTGTTCTTAATACACACAAACTTGACCAAGTAGGAGCCGCCGACGGCGAAGCTCTAGTATGGGATGAATCAAATTTAAGATGGCAACCAGGCGCAGGTGGAGGCGGTGGTGGCATTGGCTTAGGATCAAGAACTACTAAGTCGGCTTCTACAGCATCACTTGCTGATCAAGCAATTGGTAATACTTCTGTTACTGGTGCTTTCAAAAGTTACGCAGTATTAAAAATACAAGTTGATGAAGCGGCATGGGTAAGAGTTTACACAGACTCTGCTAGTAGAACTGCTGATGCTTCTAGATTAGAAACAGATGATCCAGCACCAAGTGCTGGTGTAGTTGTAGAAACAATTACAACAGGAGCATCAACTGTGCTGATTAGTCCAGCAGTGTATGGATTTAATAACGAAAATCCTGTAACTGATGTTATTCCTATAGCAGTTAAAAACAAATCAGGCGGAACTGCTATTGTTACTGTTACACTTACATTACTACAACTAGAGGCATAATAAATGGCTGACGTAACTCAAAAACGTTATGTAGTAACTGCTCATACTAAAGAAGGGTGTGAGCGTTTATATAACGAAATCGAATCAGCAGATGTAATACCCGAAGGTACTACAATTAGTAGATCAGTCATGTGTGACGAGAGAAGGCCCAGTAGTAGATCAACTGTATACTTTCTCACAAATAAAGAAGCAGTATCATTAAAATATCATCCTGACGTAAAATCAGTACAACCTGTTCCGGTGGATATGGGTATTAGTGTTGACTCTCATGAAACTACACAAACATCAAACTTTTCCAGATCTTCAACTCAAAATTCAAATCATAAAAATTGGGGACTGTTAAGATCTGTTGAAGGTGGTGTGAACGGAGATTGGAGCGGAGACAACACTCAGACTATTACATTAACAGAAACTGGCAGAAATGTAGATTGTGTTATAATGGATTCAGATGGTCAAGTTCCTTTACACCCTGAATTTGCTGTAAACGCAGACGGAACAGGTGGCAGTAGAGTAAACTTAATTGATTGGTATACTTTATATAACGGGGCTGTTGGCGGCCAAGTGGCTGGTAGTTATAACTATGGACTATACCCGTCAGGTGACTATCACGCTATTCATGTTATGGGAACTGTGGGTGGCAATACACAAGGTTGGGCGAGAAATGCTAATCTTTACCAATTATTTTATTACGCTGGTGATATTAGCAATACTAACTTTCCGTATGTGTATGAGTATGTAAAAGAATTTCACAGGACAAAAGCAGTTAACCCAGATACTGGTGTTAAAAATCCTACAGTTGTAAACAGCAGTTGGGGTATGAGTATTTTTCCATCGGATTGGTCTTTTGATGATATTACTGCTGTTACCTATAGAGGCACAAGATATACTCCAAGCGGGGCAGTAACAGAAGCAAGTGGGTTCTCAGGAATTTATACATCAATTAGTACTTCACATCTAGCATTGTTTACACAAAGTCCTGGCGCAGGTGATAACGATAGTTACTTACAATTTAATTGTGCTACAACAGGAACTGATAATCCTGGCACAAACACAGAAGGCTCATTAAATCCTGTTCCAACAGGTGATAGCTGGGTAGTATCAAACAGCACAGTAGCCAATCTTCAAGTTCAAACTAGGCTTGCTAGTGAACAAGTAATTTCAATTCAAACACTGCCAGCAGGTGGTTCTAGGTATGGTGACTTTACTGTAGATTTTGATCTTTCTGTTAGCTATGCTACACCATCTGGTACTTGCGAAGTTGAAGTTGAGCTTGAGCTTTATGCTCCGGGAGCAGGAACAGCATATGCTACTTACACTAGTGGTGTAATAACTGGGACTTCAATAACTGCAACAATAGACGAATCAATGACTGTCAATCAAAACGGTACATGGACAGCAAAAATTATTACCACTTACAATGTTGAGCCTAATCCAAACTGTACATACGACTGTTCAATGTCAGCAACCCTTAATGTTACTGATACATCAACAGCAGGTGCTACAGCAACACTTACAGCGTCAGGCAATGGAAACGTTGCTATTGATAGTGTCGCAGGTTTAAATTTATCAACGACTCCTGCATATGGCACAAACGATGATGGTTATTGGACTCTTACTTTGCCTTTTAACATAACAGTGTTTTCTCAATCTTACAATCAAATTAACATTGGAACAAACAGTTATATCACCTTTGGTGGTGGTTCAAGTATAGAACCAACTGCTCCACAGCAAGTTAACAGATCTAAGATTATGATAGGTAGCGGAAATAAAGATGGCTCAGCCGCATTGGCTGATACTAGTGGTCAAAGAATATATTATGGAACAACACCAACCGGAAATTATTCTACTGCTGTTGTTACTCACAGTGTTACCGCTGTTAATAATAGTAATGTAGCATACACACTAAGTGGTACAGATAGAATTGGAGCAGTGAGTGGAGACAGTGCTACTATCAATATGTTAGAGGGAGATACTATAGAATTAACAAACAATTCAAATTTTGTTCATCCTATATACATTAAAATTGCCCAAGTCTCTGGAACTGGCAGTCAAGTTGTTGGAGCTACAGGCCAAGGAGCGTACGGCGGAACCACTGTAACCTGGACACCTACTAACGCAGGAACTTATTATTATCAATGTTCTAGCCATTCAGGTATGAACGGACAAATTATTGTAAGCTCTAACGCATCAACAGATTATTATAGAATTGTGTTTGAAGGTACAGCCAACAACACAGGAATACTTGGAAGCCCCAACATAAGATGGGAAGTAAGATTTGACGAAGACAATCCTACCAACTTTAGAGTCACTACAGAACAGATTGATCAAGTAGAACAAGTGGGCGGAACAGGATTTACTACAGCACAATTAAACGATTATGGATTTATCGCAGGTAAAAGAATTACAGTTCCAGTAGACGCACTTGATAATGATATTGTAGATGCTCTCGAAGAAGGCGTACACAATGTAAGTTCAGCAGGTAACGGACAATGGTATCATGCCGCACCGGGAGATCAAGACTGGGATAACACGTTTGAAATGGGTGTTAGATATCCAAGTTCGGTATCCTTTCCTTACTACTATATGAGAGGTAGCTCTCCGGGCAGATATGATACTTTAGATATTAGATCAGCAGATCCAGAATACAACAACGGCGCAGTCGGTAATGTTACAGGCAATGGTAGCGACTTCTTTAAACGTGAAGCCACTGTGAACGGTGTAAGAGTTATGGCGGCAGGTGCTGTGGGCGGACAAACAGCAGTTCCAGATGCATGGATAGAAAAAGTGGCACGTATGTTTGAATTGTTTACAGATCCAAATGGCACAGGTATTAACGAAGAATACCAAAGAAACTTA